GAGGGGCGACTCGTTTCCCATACCCCCTACCCCCCAATTGAGACTGAGTCTCATTATCAATACCATCTAATTGAGATTGTGTCTCAGTATCATTCTCATTTACTAACTGAGATTGAGTCTCAGAATTAATCTCATTTGCTTATTGAGATTGAGTCTCAATATTGGATCTGTTACATAAAAAGACTTGCATATTAAAAAGATTTGTAATCTAAAAAAATACTTGTTTAATTGTAAAATATTGTTAGGCTTTTAAACTAATCTTAAAGAATGAGTGATACATATTAACTGATAATTATTGTAATTCTAAATATTTAAAATAATTCTTGCATATTTTAAAACATTGTTACAAGCCTAAAAACATATTAAAAACAGACTTTCTCAGGTTGTAAGTGTGTTAGTATCTTAAAATTGTTTTCTCTTGTACATCTCATTTTCACGAAGAGAACAAAAAAAATAATTTTTTTAATTTATCTTTTTTCTTGTTTAGAATTTGCAGGTAATGTAAATTATCATGTTAATTAAAATTAAGCAATCGGAGTTGCAAATGAATTTAAACAAAAACAAAGCAAGTTTAAAACAATGTAAAAAAATGGTAACTGAATTAAATAAAAATGCTAGTAAAAATAACATACCAGTTAAATTAGATATACAAAAAAGTTTAATACAAGATAATGAAAATTGGTCAATCATTCCAAAAAATGAAATTAAATATAAATTATTAGTTTTTAATTTAAATACTAACATAAATAAAACTCATGGAGTTTATACATTAACTGAATTACATGATCATTTATTTACACATTTTGAAAAAATATAAAATAATTAAATAAAACATAATACAAGGGGGCTTTAATGTCTAGAATAAAAAAAGAAAAAAACAACTTAATTGATGCAATAATAGAAGAAAATAATATATCTGATAAATTTAAACATACTATTAAAAAAACATTGTTGAAATTATCTCATAAAGATATAAGTAATTTAACATTAGGCTTTGTCATATATAAGAATAACAGGAGATAAAAAAAATGATTAAGAAATTAATAACAACAGATTTTAAAGATTACGAATTAAATATAAAATTTATAGAAAGTAATTCTAAATATAAGTTAGTCTCAGAGCAGTTTATATATAATTCTGGGGGCTGGATTGCACCATTACCTAAGCTAAGTAATAAACAAATAATAAATTATATAAAATTAGTATAAGTAACTGGCTTTAATTTAACTTACTTTTAATGAGAAAAACAAATTTAACATGGAGATGAAAACAATGAATAAAACGATCTTAGAAAACAATAAAAAATTAGATACGATTAATTTTAATTACAATCTAAACAAAGCGAAAATAGGTATTAAATTTAATGATCATGTAGATAATATAAAGTATAGAAATAAATTACATAATCAGAAAATTGATTATGTTTTAAATGCTATGAATTTTAAAATTGAAAAAAATATATTTAAAAAAGTTTTTATCGGTTTTAAGTTAGTAATTAACAGAATTTTAAACATAAAAAGAAAATTAAAGTTACCAATAACATATATAAACCTAGAAAAACAAATTTTAAAAGATTTTTTATTTATTTTGTTTGTACAATGTGGTTTAATTGCTTTTTTAATTTTAATTTTAATTGAATTAAGTATAGGAGGTTTTTAAGTGAATAAAGAAATAAAAGACATTAAAAACAGAATAACATATTTAAAATGGAAGATACAATTTTTATCAGATCAACAAGAAATTAAAATTGATAAATATATAATTAAATATTTAGAAAATAAATTAATTAAAATAGAAGGAATAAAAAAACAATGAAATTAATAATAGATAACAATGGCTTTATTATTTATAAAGTATCTAAAAATATATCAAATGAAGATATAAGAACTATAATACAGAATAAGATCATTAATAACACACATGAACAGAATAAAAGTTTTATTAATGGTTTAGGAGAAATTGAGTATTGGAGTTCTAAATTTTCTGTTGATTTAATGAAATACAGCCAAAACGATACAGTACAAATTTTTGGAGGAAATGGCTTAATAGAACTTGATATAATAGAATTAAAAGATATAAAAGAACTATAAACAATAAATAAAAGGAATAAAAAACAATGATTACAAAACTAGAAAAATACAAGCAAAATTTATCTATTATAGATAATAAAAAAGTACAATCATATAATACAATAGTTGCTGAAATAGACCACTTAAAAAAAGAAATTAATCAGTTGGGCTGGTGGTCTGTAACTACTCAAAAACACATTAATTATATAGCTAGAGAATATAATTATAAATTAAATAAATAAAGGGGTTAAAAATGGATTATAAATATAAAGAAATAAAAGAATATGCAATAGAAACATTAAAAGAAAATATCAAATATGATAAAGAATATTTAAATCAAGATATATGTGATATACATCATGATTTATTTAATCAAGATTATTATTTAATAGGTTATTATGAATGCAGAAAATGGTTAAAAGATGAAGTATTTAATGTTATAGAATGTATAAAAGAATATGAAGAATTTAATTTTGGAGAAGTTACAACAGACTTTTCAAATTCTGAACAAGTCGTTAATATGTATGTTTATATAATAGGTGAAAAACTATTATATGAAGATAATATAATTGATGAAATTAATTAAAAAAAGGGGCTTAAAATGGAACATATATTAAACTGGTGGAATACTTGTAATTTAAAATTTAATGATAAATATACAATTTTATTATTGCAAGTTAATCAAGGCAATAAAAATGCTAAAAAAGTAATGGAATTAATTGATAATAACCCATATAATAATAAATAAAGGGGCTTAAAATGGAACATATAATACTATTAATAATAATATGTACTTGGCTTTTTGTTATTGCTGTATGTCTTGATAAAATGCTAAATATAATAATAACAGCATATTATGATTATATAAATAATAAGAAATTAAAAAGATTTAAAAAGAGTTTGAAAAAATGATCTCAGATCAAAAATAATAAATAAAATAAGGAATAAAAAATGAAACATATATTTTCAATAAAATATAAAAATGATATTAATAAATTAATATATCAATATAATAATTTAAAAAAAGAAGGGTATTCTTGCAGTGTTTATGGCAGTATATTTGATTATTATATAGCTGATAAACTAAATATAGAATACAGAACTTTTAAATTTCATAATATAGTTGATAAATGGACTGATTTTTTATGGATCAATGATAAAAACAATATACTCACTACATTAAATAATTTTATTAATAACAATAAATAAAAGGAATATAAAATGAAGAAAATAAAAGTTAGTGGTATAGAAGGCTATTATTATGTTGAAGATGGTTATTTATGTTATCATTGTAATGATTTAGATGATGATATAGATGTATCAGATTTATCTGATTTAACTATATCTCAATATAATAATTTAGCAGATCAATTAAATAATCATTATCCTGATTATAATATAAATAAACTTAATGGGAGGTTTATATAATGAGTGAAGCATTATATGAATTAATATTTATAATAGAATTTTTAGCTAATATTAGCTTTAAAATTATAATACTGGCACTAATAACAATGTATATAAAGGGGAAGAAATGAAAAAAGCTAAATTTGTAAAGACAGCAATTATAAGAGTAGAACTTGAATATCCATTTTCACCTAAATATTCAGATGAACAAATTAAAGCAATGATGCAATTAATAGAATTACCAGAGAATTATAAAGAAGATAGTTATAAGTTTATTAAGATTATTAATGATTAATACTATATTATACTATCCCTTTATATCTGTATGTGCAGAATCTATCCCCTGGAGTTATAATCCAGGAGTTAGATCTGCAATACTATCCCCTCATAGAGCCGAGTTTAGTGCAATTATAAGCCACAAAACTTATAATATGGATAACTATTTTACCGAACTTTGTGTCAGCCTTAGAAGGTATTTTATCTGTTTAATCTACCTGTTGCATATACTAAGATTATCCCCTTTTTCTGTGCAACTTTATATTATATTCTTGACCGAAAAAGTATTTAACCAAAAAAGTCAAGGTTATAAATTAAGAAAATTTTATAATAAAACAAAACAAATTTACAATTTATCAATTTTGAGATTGAGTCTCAATATCAATAAAATAATTATTTGCAACTATGTTTTTTAATTTGTCAGAATTTATTTTTTTATATTCTCGTCGAGAAAAAGTTCTTGCATATTATTTGCAAATGTTGTAAATTATAATATACAACAAAAGAGTTGTTGTGCTTTTTGAAAAATAAAATAAAGGAATAGATCATGGAATCAAGAGATGATTTAAGAAAGAAATACTTGGAAAGTCCAACAGGTATTTTATTAAAAGATGCCCCATTTTCAAGTGAATTACATATGCAAATGTGGGATGTGGATGCTTCTGATGATCCATATTGGTGGATTAGAAAATCTTATAAAGAAGCCATACAAGAAGTTCAAGAAATTGCAGATAAGTATCGCATTGGAAGTGGTTGGTCTCATGCAGAAGGAATAGAAGATGGATGCGAGATTGCAAAACGAGAACTGAAAGAGTTAAAAGCAGTTATAAGGCACATGAAAAAAGTGTATAATAAAGTAAAATAAAATAATAAATGGGAGGGTGTAACAGCCCTCCCAAAACAAAAAGGAATAATAAAATGATAAATATATTTAATAAAGAAACAAAAGAAACAAAAGTAATAAAGAAGGATATTAGAGAAAAAGAGTTAATTATAGGCTTAGGTAAAGTAAGAAGGTTGGATTATAATGATTTGCAATATCCAGTAGACAAAACTTGCTTTATTTGCCTTGTTCATTTTTCAGGTTTTACAGATGGAGTTAATGGAGCAGTTGAGCATAGAGAAATGTTTTGCAAGAGTAATGAAGTTATATCTATGTGTAATCATTGCAAAGTGTTAAATGATGAAGGAATAAAAGATCTATTACACAGACAATTAGGTTGTGTAGAAGATAGATGGAGAGAGCAATTTGGAGATTATTTACATGGATTTGAGTTAGGGAAAGAATACAAAGGACAGCACAAAACAACAACAGATTGGATAAAAAGCTATCCAAATGGTTGGGATTGTCATAATAAGTATTACAAGTATATTGGAATGGATGGATCACATACTCTACATAAAAAATGGGAGAGGTAGCAATTATTTATAACTATGTAAAAGAAAATACTTGTAATTGTAAATTATTCATTATAAGTTATGTAAACGAATTTATTTAAAAGAGGAGCAGTATGAATTATATTAAAGATAAGATAAGAGAAAATGGATATACTTGTATTCATGTAGCACAAGAGGTTGGAATCTCTACAACAGAGCTTAGTAATTATATTGCAGAGGTTCGCAAACCAAACCATACTAGATTATTAAAATTAACTAAAACTTTAAATTGTAAAATAACTGACTTATATCCTAGTGCTAAGAGAATAGTATATTGGGATTTATTTGGATCGGAAGGTAGATAGATGGGAGCAATAAAGGAATATTTCAGAGGTGGTTATAATAAATATCTAAAAGATAAATTTGATTTAGACTTTGAGATGGAGTTATGGAAGAAGGAATCTACTCGCAAGAAAGCAGAGAAGATTAAAAAACACTTAAAAAAGAAAAGGAATAAATAAATGGAAGAGTTATTAAACGACCCTGAGTTTGCAGAGATAATTGAGACTGAGTCTCAAAAAATAGAAGAGCTTTATAAATTCAAAAAAGTAAAGCATTCAGAGCTAAAGATTTATGTGAGTAAGAGTGGTAAAGTATATTACGAGCATGGAAGTGTCATGGAGTTAAGAAAACGACATGATAAATTAGTAGACATATTAAATAAAAAAGGAATAAAAAATGAGAAAAGAAGATAGAATAGTAAATATGGCATACGAAGATACTAAGGATTTTCTTCTGTATGATACAGATAGATGGAGTAAAGCTAAAAATAGTGGAAGTTTTATAGCATATGGTCTTTTAAATGCAGTATTTGAAACATTGTTTCACTTAGCACCATCAAAAGATGCAGTAATAGAAACGATCCTAATGTCTTTAAGTAACTTTTTAGAGAAAGAAGATTGGGATAAGTATAAAATGACAACAAAACAATAAAGGAAATAAAAATGAAAAAAGAAAACAATCAAGTTAAAGTAAACTCAGTTTATAGAACCAATGATTATTCTTTATTTTCAAAGTTAGATGGAAATAGGGATGTCAATAAAGCACACTTAAATAGATTGAAAACATCTATAAAAGAAGAGTCTTTATGTGTTCCTATAATTGTAAATGAGAAATATCAAATAATAGATGGTCAGCATAGATTTTCCTGTTGGAAAGAATTAATGCTACCTGTTTATTATATAATAGTTGAGGGTTATGAGCTTAAAGAAGTTCAAAGGCTTAACACTAATACTATGAATTGGAAGTTAATGGATTATGCTAATAGTTTTTGTGATCTTGGTAATGTGCATTATTGCAAATACAAAGAGTTTAAATCTAAATATAATCTAGGAGACTATGAATCAATAGCTATGCTTCAAGGCAATGTTAAAGGAAGTGGTAAGAATTTTGAAAGATTTAGAAATGGATTATTTCAAGTTAAGCATTGGACAAAAGCCTGCAAGGAAGCTGAGCAAATTAATAAAATCTCTGAGTTTTATGATGGTTACAAGAGAAGAGCATTTGTTTTTGCTATGATACATCTTTTAAACCATGATGATTGTGATTCTAATCAATTATTGAGAAAGATTAAACTTAGAAGAGCAGAGATATTTGATTGCACCAACACAGAACAATATGTGTTTTTGTTAAACAAGATATATAATTATGGTCAATCTAAGAAAGTAAGCTTAATTTACAACTAAAAAAAAAGGAATAACAAATGATAAAAGAAAATGAGTTATCAAAGTTAAATGTTGCTACACCTAAAGACGAAATAAAGTATAGACCAGGTTCAACATTTGATTGGGCAGAAAAGAAGTATGCAAGAATGTTAGCTTATGTTGATGCTAGATATATTCAGGATAAGTTAGATGAAATAGTTGGTATAGGTAATTGGAGTAATCAATTTCACAGAGATGAAAAAGGAATACTTTATTGCACTATAACAATCAAATTCATTAGAGAAGATGGAGTTGTTGATTCTGTAAGTAAAACAGATGTAGGTACAGAATCTAATGTAGAACAGCAAAAAGGAGAAGTGTCAGATTCCTTTAAAAGATGTGCTGTTCATTTTGGATTAGCTAGAGATTTGTATAATCTGCCTGATCCAAAGGGCTTTAAATATGTTGCAGAGATGAAGGGTAACAAGTTTTTAAATCCTAACACTAATAGTTTTGTGGTTGTGCAACAATGGAAGCCAAAGGAGGAAAAATAATGGATTTGTTTATTTCAATAGGTGTTCTATTTTTAGTAATGTTAATTATAACAGCATTTTAATAAAGGAGATAAGTCATATGGCATATGAAGTAAAAGAAGGGAGAGGTTCGCTTTGGGCAAATGAAAACAGAGCAACCGACAAACATCCTAATAAAACAGGAAGTTTCAAGCTGAATGGAAAGATGTATAACATTGCAGTTTGGACAGATCAAAAGTCAAAAGATGGTTCAAAAACTTACGATAGTATAAATGTAAGTGAATGGAAACCTAAAAGTGATAATCATTCAACTAGCACAAGTGCTGTTAGTGAATTTGACACAAGCGAAGTTCCATTTTAAATTATGCCCATGTTCTTTGAAATATTAGTTCGTGTTGATGGCAAAGAAAAATGGGTTGATGGAAGAAAAGTTTTCAAGTATCTTCTGGAGGACTACTCAAAAATCAGCTATGGTGGTAAAACAGTTGATCCCTATAACACTCGAATCAAGAAGTTCTACTCTAACATCCCCCAGGAGTTACTTGAAACTTGGAAAAGTGCATATCCAAATGTAGATATAAATGCACAAGTTAAAAAATGTGAAGCATGGCTTTTATGTAACACGAATAAAGCAAAAAAAGATTTTAAAAGATTTACAAATAATTGGCTCAGTAGAGCAATGGAAAATGGTGGAAACATACCTGTACAAGTTGATAAGCAAATAGATCGGCAGATAAAGAAAAGGAATGAATATTTAAAACAAGCAGAAGTAGATTCTGCCCCACAAGATTGGGTTAAACAACTTTTAAAGGAAACAAAAGAAAAGATGGGTAAAAAATGATAAATCAAAAACCAACAGGTATTATAAAAGGTTTAAGTGATGAATGTGAAAAAATGCAAAAAGAAAACAAAGCACTAAAGAAGAAACTTTCTATTGCATTGGAGGGGTTTGATGTTATAATTTCTATGGGCGAATCATCAGCTAATGTAGTTAAGCGAATGCAGGAAGCAATGGAAGATTGTGACAAAGAATTACCACAAGACATAAGTAGAATAAAAGTAAACAAAGCAGATTAATAATATTTGTTTTTTTCATGTCGGAGTGAGGAGTGTTTTGTGGTAATATGGTGGTAGTGGTTCAGGCTTTTTTATTATTCCTTTAGCTTGAGAGGGTTCGACTCCCTCACCACCACAAAGGTATCTCAAAAAAGAAAGGCTAATAATGGACAAAACTCATCAGGTAATCCTAGACACATATAGGTTCAGATTAAGAAACTATTGTGAAACTGGGATTGGCAATGAATCAAAAATAACAGGAGTTGTAGTAACTAAATCAATGATTTTTAACTGCTTAGAAAGATATATAGAGTTAGGTGGAGATTTATCGGAGGTAAACATAGATGATAAAATATATGCAGAATTTAAGTCAGAGATGCTCTTGTTGCGATAACTACAAAATGAAAGCCCCTTTTTACGAGTGGCATTCAGAAATAACATATAATTTTTTAGGATTAATCTGTAGAAAATGTGCAGTAAGAGAGATGTTTGGCTCTAATTATAATAATAATCCAAGATATAAAAAGTGGATAGAAAAAGAAAAGGAAAGGAATAATGTCTGATTATACACAACCATTTGATGTAAGGAAAAAGAATAATACTGCTGAACTATTATTTGAAGATAAATGTGCTGAGAATCACATTAGATTTATAAGATATGGTTTAGATCAATTAAACTCAGGTATTCCAGGAAATCAATTCATAACAATTGAGAAGATGGTTAGATATACTCCTGATTATATTATGTTTGCTAAAAATACTTGCTTTATAGAAGTTAAGGGATGCAAAGATGAATTAGGAATGAAGTTAGAAAACATTGAATATTATGGTAAATGGAATGAAATAATGCCTTTAATGTATTTCTTTTATTCTACAACATACGAAGAATATAAGTTTATAAAACATAAGGATTTTCTTAATATAGCAGGAGGTTGTGAAATTAAACAATATCCTGATAATAATAGAGAATACTATTGTGTCCCATGGGAAATTATAAAATGAAACAAGAATGTAATATATGTAATTCAGAAATAGAAGAAGATAATGGAGATGTGGTTGGTTGCTTTGGTATATCTCCTGTAGCTTTTTGTGTTTGGTGTATGTCTTCAATGACAGATATGGTTATACAACTTAATGGTTTTGATGATGTAGATACATTGGAAGAGAGAATAAGGGATTTGAAAGATGATATGTGAGATTTGTAAAAAGAAAATAAAAAAACCAAGTGAAACACCTGAAGAAGCTATGAGGAAATTTGCACTTAAATTGAAAAAAGAAAACGAAAAGATTAAAAAGGAGAAAAATGGCACATCCAAGTAAAGTAAAAGGTAATACCTACGAAAGAGAAATTGTAGCTAAATTTGAAGAATCAGGAATTGAATGTAAAAGAGCATGGGGATCTAATGGTCAAGCACTAGGTCATCACGAAGAAGTTGATTGTTTAGCTCATGGAGAGCTTAGAATACAGGCTAAAAGGCGAAAAAACATAGCAAAATGGCTAAAACCTAGCATCTTTGTAGATGCAGTAGTAGTAAGAGAAGATAGGGGCGAAAATTACATATTATTAAGATTAGATGATTTTCTTGAAGATTATAAAAAATACTTACAATTTAAAAAAATAGCAGGAAAGGATATTGACAGGTATTTAGATGAAAATATGTAGAAAATGTGATAAAGAAATTACCTATGAGAACAGAGTTAAGTATCATAACTATCCTGGAATACAGAGAATATGCAAGCCTTGTAAGTTAGAAGAATCAAGAAAGCATAATGCTAAGAAGTATAAAATTATAAAAGAGAATCCTCTTTGGTAATTACCAGGTTTCCACTATTTTAACAGATATATCATAGACTTTATAAGCAGATTGAGATACTCTTAAAGAGTTCTGATCAAACCTGCAAATATAAAAGTCATCATTATCATTGCTATTAGGTTGAAATATAAAAGGCAAAGCACCTCCTAGTGTTTTATTCCATACTTGTGCATAGAATGAATCATCTGTTTCTATGTTAAATGCTAATGTATTTCCTGAGTTTTGTGTTCCTGAAGATAAATCTCCATCATTATAAGTAGAGTCAGCAGGATGCTCAGTATAATTACCACCTTTAGGGTTAGATGAAAATAAATCTGTTTCACTCATATAAGAGAATTTAAGATTCCAGGATTTTCTACCATTTCTTCTAGCTCCTGTTTGTGTAACATCCAAACCTTCATCTCCATATACATCAAAACAATTTGTTTTATTGTCACCATTAATCCATAATGGATTACCAGTATATTTAACATTAGATATAGCTCCACCACCTGATGTAGTTGTGGTGTCAATGCCATCCATTTCTATTTCCATGTTTAATTTTAAATCAGGAGAATGAGGCATAGTGTACTGAATGCCAAAGCTAACTGTCCCTACATTTACAGGTATGTCTTCTAATAAATTGTCAGACATAAAACTATACATCATTGTAGCATTTGAAGTTGATGTTGTTAAAATTGTAGAGCCATTAAGAGGCATGAAGACACCAGCCCCTGTATTATTGCCATTTAATACCTCTTCAAAATCAGTTATCGGAGTACCAGTTTGATTTGAAATTTGGAGTTGGCTATTATTATCTCCAAAGTTATGATTTAAAAAAGCCATATAATATTTCATGTTTCCTGAAAAATCATAATTAATAAGACTTACAGGCAGATAAAAGAACCTATTTTGAAGTGTTAGTGGAAAAACAGGGCTTGATTCAAGGCTGTATGTTGATTCAGGTAAATTAATTTCTATTTGAGTCCCTATTGTTTTGTGGTACTGATAATTATCTATATAAAATACTGGTCTTCCTACACTACTATATGCCATTAAATTCTTCCTCCTTGATGCGACCTTTTAAATGTTACATCGCTAGTTCCTATTATATTTTTATCGTTGTTTATATTAGCTTTAATATGAGATGGATTTTCTGTTTTTGCTTTAAGAATTAACCCTCCCCATCCAAAAACTTTAACAAATTTAAATTTATTTAATTTGCCCTTAAAAGTAAGTAAGGCATTATCTTTTAAGTTTAATTTAAGTGGATTATTTATGATGATTTTATTTTTATTAGAGCTATGATTAAGGTTAAATCCCTTTTGAAGCAAAGATAAGTCGTAAATATTTCCTGTGTATTCTATAGTTATTATTTTAAAAACACCATTTATATCTAATGTTAAATCAGAATAAAATTTATCCCTTGATTCAATTCTTGCATATGCACTTGATATCTTCTCAATATCTTTAAATTTATTTTTTATTAACTGTTTTCTTTTAAGTAATGACATCATAACTCCTAGTTGTTAAGGTAAGGTTGGCTCCCAGTAAAAAGGTTGCCAAACTAAAAAACTTTCATAGTACAATTTGTAAGTGGTTGAACCTGCATATGGATCTATATGATATCTTAAAGCAGTACCATCAGGTTTTATAAATTTTAAAACTATAGGACAAATAATAACAATTTCTTCAATTTCTGGATCTACTGGTATGTAATTATAAGATAATGGAGAGGGAGTATGTAGAGTTAATAATGTTCCAATAAGTTGTTCATAGTTTTCTAGTCCTAATACATACATATAATTTGCTGCATGAGGAGTAAAAAAAGATGCACCATTAAAATCTCCATTTGTAATAGGAAATTCTTGAATTGGGTCTGTCTGTGTCCAGTCTTCTGCATCAACATCTATACTATGAGCCCAAATTTCAGAATATCCATTATGACCCAATAATTGAGGGGCACAAGTTATCTCAACAGTTGAAATTGTTTCAGGAATATTTACCCATATTTGACCATTTTCTCTTATAGATACTGTATACTCTGGAAGATCGTCAATAGTAGAAATATTTAAAGGTTCTTGCAACGATTCTCTTAAAATGCTTAAATCAGATTCATCTAATTTACCATCATTGTTTAAATCACAAGCATATTTCTGTCCTTCTGTAATGTATTGGTAAGGGTTAAGAATATAACTCTGCAATTCATGGATATCTTGCTCATCTGCTGCTCCTGATAGATTAAAATCACCATTTCCTTGAATTAAAACTTCATTGTTTCTTTCTAAATTATGCATCTGAATGCATTCAATATTAATAGAATTAATATCTTTTGTTATATTTGTTATCATAAAATATGGATATATTTCTTGACCATTTCTTATAACACCTGATTGAGTGTAATCTTCGCCAAAACATTTCATTCCATTAATTAATGAATCAAAACGAATTATATCTGTAACTTCTAAATATGCATACTTAATTGTAGTTTTAAATTTAATAATATTGTGTTGGTTACAATTATATGCTAATAAAAAATCTCTTAATTTTTCAGGTGTTGAATTTCCAAAGTAACTATCTCCTGTATATCCCTGTTTATATCTCGTATAATCGCTTACAAACTCTAACACAGAATCTCCTGGAGTGTTTGCATTTAAGCCATAAAAAGATTTTTTATAGCCATTAGGATATCCTCTATCACCATTACCATAAAAATCATAAGCACTAACATAAGATGTTTGAAGATGTTTATCTTCTGCATAATCTTTAGAATGTTTAACAGAAACCATAGTTTTTACATTTTCAATTTTAGTTCTGTCTAAAGAAGAGCTTATTATATCAGAAGTTTTTATCATTCCTCCACTAGAAATATCTGAATCAGAGTAGTTGTTTTTTATAAGAGCCATGCCTAAACTTAAATTAGATCTAAACAATGGTATTACAGGTGTGCTTTTAGCTATTTCTTGTATTATTTTTTTAGCCTCAATTTGTTCTGTTTGTGAAAAAGCTATACTCCAATTACCATAACTTAAATTAGAATCTACCTCTAAATAAGAAGGATGGACATTAATATTTTGATTTAATTCTGTTTCTATAATATCTTTCATAACAGCAGTAGGAGGAGATTCTAATTCAGGAGAATCAGAGCTTCCACAAATCCTGCCTTTAGTTTCTAAATAATAGTCTTTTGCAAATATGTCATCTATTTCAAATATGTGTTTCATTCCCATGTTATGAACTCTAGTTTTTAACAAAGCAGCACCTTCATAATTTAAAAATCTAAAATGAAAACCTACCATAGCTGCATTAAATCTGTTAGGGATATCCCATATAGAAGAATGTAATGGGAATTGCTCGAATATGTCATCTCCTAGGCTTTGAAGTTGAGAATCGTACATGGTTTTATAATTATTATTAACAAATTGATCATAAAAAGGATGCCCTTCTACTCCCCAAGTACCAAGAACATCTAAACCTACAATCTCAGATAAAGTACCTAGTGGAAAAGCCTCTATCTCTGCACCTTCTGCTTGCTCTTCTGATGTAGGGATATCTACAGCATATTGCCTCATTTGGAGGTATTGGTAACTTGCATCAATACCACCTCCTCCAAGACCTGTCCAATATATATGAGCATCAACTTTCCCATAAAAATAAGCAAAGCCTGATTCCTCTATCGCATTATCAACTGAAGAATCATTTAAAGTCATTAAAAGACCAAGACCTTTAGCTTCTCCTTCTGCTTGAAAACTTTGAAATGCATCAGAAAAATCTCCAACAATATCAGCAGATAAACCTGAGCCTGTTTCAGCTCCTGTATTTATTATCCATGCTGTGTCTTGCTCTCCTAAATTAAAGTTAATATTACCAGGTATTTTATTTTTAGCAATTGTTCTTATTCCATTTGAGTTTTGATAATCAATAGGACTTCCATCGTAATCTTCTAAAGATTTGAATATAGGCATTCCCATGCAACCTGGCATCATTGTTCCTTTTTTAATAGTTATACCTGAGCCTTCAAGTGTAACATCTTCTAAAAAGTGAATATGCCATTGGCTATCAGAGAAAAAATTATTCCAATCTACAGAGTCATCTGTGCCATTGTAACCAATAGAGTTAATTTCTGATTGCTCTCTTTGTGCATTCCAAGGGTAAGAAAAACCTGATCTTTGACCTGTGTTTACCCAAAAATTTTGAGATATGCCATTCCACTCAACACTAAGATTGTCATAAAAATGATTTATATCATAAGGATTTCCATTATAATACATATTTCTATCTATTAATCCTGTTACTCTATATCTAGGTAAATCTTCATATGATATTTCGTGGTAACTTAACAAATCCCAAAAGTCAATATGTATTGCTTTAAGATTTCCAGTTTCATTGTAATGTGGTAAATTTTGCTTATTATAGCCTGATATGCTATTTCCATCAAAATCTTTTGAAAATAAAATCCATGCATTAGGATTGGTAGTTAAATATTCAAGATTTTCAGAGTTATTAATTTGTAAATCTTTGGCTATTTTATATAAATAATTTGGAAGATTAGCATCAGAAGCATTAAAGCCAGGTGCTGTATCATTAACCATAGAATCATATGGATAATTTAAACCTTCATCTGAAGGATTTGAAAAATCTGTCATTGAATGCAAAAAACCTAATGGAGGTAAGCCAGATTCATCATATTCTGTAGATTGAAAGTCAAGTGCTGTTCCCCACATATGATTGAAATGATTTTCTTTAAACCTATTATTTGAATTAATATTTTTAACTGCATTTGATTGCCATGTTCTTAAATTATGCCCACTTGGATTTTCTTCTGAAGCTAAATTATTATACCACTCATAAAACAAATCATAAAGTTTTTTTGCATCAGGCAAGCATATAAACTCTACCTTTCCTGCTAAACTTTGCCCTAAATCTCTATTAATATTTCTATGTATGTGCCAATATTTATTATTGCTAGATATCTCCATAGAAGATTCTTCCCAATCTCCTGAAAATGCATTAAGAGAAAAAGTTTCGTTGTCGTTATACCTTGTAGATATATTCCTTCCATTGTAAAAACTTGATAAAGAAAACCAACCATCTTCTGTTGTCATTAAAGATTCATAGCTTGATAAACTTTTACTAGGAACTTCTGAGTATGTAGTCCAACTATTATCTATGGCATTTTGTGGTATTCCTACAGACTCCTCTGCCCAATTCATTGCTACATTAGGAGTGTTAGGGTTCCCATATTCTTCATAAGACCATGGTTGTTGATGGTTTAAAACACTAAATGTAGTTGCTGTCCTATTGAAAAGAACCTGCATTATACCCAAAGAAATAGTATTTGTAGTAGTAAGACTTTGAAATGTTGATCTTAAAAATGTTCTTGTACCATTATCTTCAGTATTTTCTGTTTCAACTTGAAGCTGTGGAAAAGATGGTGCTTCAAGGCTAATGCTAGGATCTAAATTATCATGTTCGGCAATATTTTCCATAACTTTTAAGTAAGAGCCTGAGTAAACATATAAAAGATCTGTGCTTCCTGTGTTAGTTCCTGCTGCATTAGGATTATAACCATCATTAACATCAACAACACCTCTATGAAGTGGGACTTCATATCTATCTGCAAGAGTGTATATTTTTTTTAAAGTTTCTGAATCTTGGTCTAAATCTTTATACAAAACACATGGAGCTTTATCAACTTCTCCATAAACCATTGGTATTGTTTTATTTACATCTTCATCTCTTAATGCATTCTCAGAATTTAATATCCCTATAGGAACTTTTCTATGCATTACAGATTCTGTAAGGTCTTCTAATATAATTTTAACATTATTATAATCGTGAGAAACTCTCTTGATAATAGCTGTATATACAGGTAAGCATTGTTCTAATGTTTTACATGATTGAGATTTCCAATATATTTCAACACTAATATTTAAAAAGTTTCTTGTAGAAAATAAATCACTAAACAATGTTTTACTACCATTGTTATCTATGTAGTCTATATTTGAAATTGTTAAAGTAATGTTATTTATTTTAAAGTTTCTATTTTCAATGTCAATAGATTCTTTAATAGATGGTATTTTAAGATTTAATGCTTGAAAGTTTTTAGGTTCTCCACCATCATCAATAACTTCTTCATTTTGAGATAAATAAATAGGAGGATTTGTATTTATCTTAACAACAGGATGTAAGTTGAAAGCATTACCTTGTATATCTGATTTAAATTCAGGATAATTGTCTAAATTAAGCAATAGAACCTCCTCTTCTAAGTGCTTCTTTTATTTGTGGAACTATCTCATCTTCTATAGTATCTTTACCTAAAATAGGATTATTTATAACAATACTAGCTCCACCTCCACCACCTAAACCAGTATTCATTCTATTTAAGTTTTCTATACCTACAGCTTCAGTAGCTTCTCTGCTCATAACAAATTCACCTTGCTCTGCTTCAATCATAGTTCCACCTTGAGAATGTCTTCTACCACCAACTAATCCACCATATTGGTATTTTTGAGCATCAATTGTTTTAATTTGTTGTGCTCCTGCTGCAGCCACTAAAGCAGACATAGCTATTTTAGTAAACAAACCAGCACTTTTATCTGCCCATACCTCCATTATACCAACAGCAGTATTTATAACAGTTTGAGTTCTCTTTGCTCTTTTGCTTTTTTCATTAATCTTTTCTTGTTCAGCAGCAAATTTGTCGTTGATTTTTTTAATTTCAATCTGTCTTATTCTTTCATTTCTTATGCTATTAGTAGCATCAATTGCTTCTTTTTGAGCTCGTTTTGATTGTTGCATTTCAAGGTCAGCACTTGTTTGCATAACATTAGCAAGTGCATTAGCCATTTCTACAGCATTAGCTATTTTTTGCTGATGTCTTTCCATTTCAGTATTATGTATTTCTGTATTTATATCGTTTAATTGTGCTTGTGCTTCTATTTGATTTCCCAATTCTTCGTTTATCATTTTTTCAGCAGCAGCTTTTTTTATAGCAAGTATTTGAAGTTTTTCTCCTATAGTTCCAGAGATACCATCTTCTGCATTCTTTAATTTTAGTTGAGATATATTAAGTTTAGTTTCTCTATTTAGTTCATTTAAGGCATTTGCAGTTTCTTTAAATATATCTTCTGAATTTTCAAACTCAGTATTTAAATTATTTAAATCATTCTCTATTTCATCTAATTCAAAAAAATCAAATTGTCTGTCTAGGATCTCTACAACTGCCCCAACAGCTAACATTACTGCAAGCATTTTTTTATTACTTTTTGTAAATGCAATACTTGCTTTTATTGCTTTTTTTGTTGACTTACTCATTATAACATAAGCTGTTCCAACTCCTATAACAGCAGTTCCATATTTTCTAATTGCTTCAGCATCTAAGTTTTCAGAAAGTTTAACCAAAAGTATAGTTAAAGCATTTACTACAGGAGTCAAAACTTTTCCCATTTCAACTGATATATCTTCAGTTGCAACCCTCATCATTTGTAATTTTTGTTGTGTGCTAAAAGTTTCTATCCCTAATTGTTCTACCATATTTTTTGAAACTCTTAAAACTTCTTGATTAAATGCTTCTTTTTTCTGAAGATCAGTTAATTCATCCTTTGAAACTTTAATTTTTTGAGCATATCTTTCATAAGCATCATCAGCTTTGATAACAATTCCCAAGTTATCAAGCATCAACTTAGATTGCCTTCCCATACCAGTTACTATAGAATTTATAGCATCTTTAGTATCAACACCTAATGCTTGACCTAACCTTTGTGCTGTGTCGAATAATTGAGCCATTTCCTCATCACTTTTAACAACACCAAGCATCATAGCATTATTAGCTTCTCTTAATAAATCTGCACTTGATACAGTATTGTCAGTTGCTTTCTTTAGCTTATCTAATGAATCAGCACTACCTCCAATACTTCTTACTAAACCTCTAAAACCTCTTTCTAAATCTTCTAATTTAGATGATTTTTCAACAAAAGAAATTAAAGCAGCCTGTGCTAACCCAACACCAAAAGAGTATAAAAGTAAATTAGAACGAAGTGTAGCAAAAGCACCAGTTTGTATTCTTAAATTTTTAGTTCCTCTTTTTGTAGCTTTTGTAAGTTTATCTTGAGCAGCTTTTGCCTTAGTAATAGCTTTAGTAGATTTTTTAACAGCATTTTCTTTTTTCTTTTCAGCACTTACAACTTTTTTGTCTTGAGCTAATTTTTTTTGATTTACATCTAAAACTTCTTTTATATCTCTTTTTTGCCTATTATATGCTTTAGTTATTAAAGCTAATGCTTTACTGTTGCCTTGTGATGCTTTAGTTACTACTGTCATGTTAAGACCAAGGCTTTTTAAACTGCCAGAACTTAAATCTATTCTTCCTTTAAGTCTATTAAATTCTATTATATTTTGTTTTATTGTTGCACTTGCTAGTTCTTGGTTTTGGTTATTTTTCTTCTGCGATTTTGTTAATACAACAGTAGCTTGCTTTAACTGATCAGTGCCTGCTTTTAAGTTTTTTAAAGCTTGTTCTAGTGACTTGGAGTCAGCTTTAAATTTAATTGTTAATTCTGGTTTTGCCATCCTGTTTTACCTTATTAATTTGTTTTTTCTCTAACTTTGCAAATGCATTTCTTATAACAAATGCTTTATCTACCCATAAACATGGCTGTTCACCATAGCTTCCTTTATATGCAGGGACATTAAACTTTTCGCAGTATAAGTATCTTTGTATATCTTTTTGGTCTTCTTTACTATATACTGCATTACTGCATGTAAAAAAAGGCAACTGTGCTTGTATTGATGATACAATATCAAACTCATTGCCTTTAGAATTAGACTCATTTACTTCCTCTATTATTAAATCTATAACCTCCCAAACATCTTCATCACTTTCAAACTTCCAAATTGGTCGGTTTCCATTAACTACTACAGGTATCTGAGCTTCGTAAGGATATTCCTCATACTGACATCCTTGACAAGCCTCAAACATAACATTTAAAGCTAGTCTGAGGCTTCTTCTTCCCCCAGGTTAAGTAGATCTCCTTGTATGAGTTGAAATATTTCAGTTTTATCAGCAAAGGTTAATGATTTTATAAATTTATCATCAGAACCTTTAACACCCACTCTAATAAACTTTGTCATTGTAGAGTGTACCATTTTTATTTTAACACCATCATCTGAATTATCGTAATCAACAGAATCTAATAATTCATCTCTTTCATCTACTGTAAGGTCATTTAAAACAACCTCTTTCCCTGACTTGAGTTTGATTTTCATACTGCTCCCTCTTTATTTAATTTAACATGCAACTTCTACTAAAGCATTAGAACCATCTCCAACTGCTTTAACAGAAACATCCATCATCATCACATCGCCTTCATTAAATGCAACATTAGTTAAAAATGATTTTGGAATACTTATGCCAAAAGCACCATCAGTTAAGCTAGCATCATTGTTAAGCAATGTAGCTTGTGCTGCTGTAGAACCATCTTGTGTTTGGTTGTTGAAAGATGCCATTAATGGTTCAGTATTAACATCGTATTTAACTGACACATCTAAAGTAGCTGAAAACTCACCTGCTCTTGATACAACTTCATATCCTGTGCTTGAAATACCTGAAAATGTTGCAGGATTCTCTAAAGTTAGTGAGAATGTGCTCATAACTAAATCATCAACTCCATATATTTTTCTATAAGAAGTGTCAGACCAGTTACTCATAAAGTAATTTTCACTAGCACCAAAAGAAGTATCTACTGTTGTTGAAGCATCTGATAAATCTTCTACAATTGATCCTGTTTGAAGTGTAGCAGAAAATTTAACTCTACCACCCTCTGTTCCTACATCGCCATTTAATGTTAGAGATGTAACAACACAATCTTTAAATGATAAATCTGTATCAGTTAAAGGTGATTTTATAACTACAGAAAGAAGTGTTCCTTCTTGACTAGAGTCAGTTTTACCTACAGATTGAACTCCTGCATTAGATGCAAAAGTGTATACTCCACTTGCAGAACTTTCTGTTTCTCCCATTATATTCTCTAAAAGCATATCAAGTGCAGCAGTTGTTGCTGTACCTGATACTGAAATTTCCTTTACTGATGTTTTCACATCCTGGAAAAAATCTTCTTTTTGTAAAACTCTACTGCCTGTCCTAACATCTAAAACCTGTGTTGGATTTAAAGATGGTGTTCCCACAGAATCAACATCTAAGGCATGATATGGATTTCCACCCCCTGCTTCAATTGTTCCAAAAGCATCTTGTTCAGCTATTAAAACTTGAAACTGTTTAGGTGAAAAAGCTGCTGTATTAATAGCCATTACTTACTCTCCTTTTTCTTTTTCATTTTTTTTATTTCAATTTTTTCTACAAAATCCCAAGCAGGCTTTGGAACTTTATCAACTTCCACTTGCTTGCCTGAGTTTATTTGATCTATCAAAGATGATTCATAACCTGAATACATAAAACACCAAAGTTGTTTTATAGGATTATCTTTATCTTTTAATTTTATCTTCATAAGTTTCCTTTATGCTACATTACTTAAATGCTGGCATTTCCAATCCCACTCTGTCACATAAACACCAGAATCTTCATCTGAGTTTAAAGTTGTGCTTTCAAATCTACAATTTACTGCATTACTATTATCTGCATCTGAGCCTTTATCTAAAGTCATAGTCATATTATCGTGTATTAATGCTTCTATACGAGAAACATACCTAAGTATGTGGTCAAGAGCAGTTTCTTTAACATTAACCTCTGCAAATATAAACCTTAAAGTAACAGAGTATTCTCTTAATTCAGAATTTATATTGTACTCATTTAAAACAGTTCCTGTAGGTATAAGTTGCAATGCTTGATTTACACCTTTAGGTACAGTATTTCCTTTATAAACAGGTAGAGCACCTTTAAATTCTGTTTCCAAAACAGACTCTAACTTGTCTAAAATATTCTTCCAATTGTTTGTGAAATTTACTGCCATTCTTAATATTTTCCAAATCTGACAGTTCTAGTTCCACCTCGTGTCATTTTAACTGAATTTATTGAAGAATTATCTACTTCTTCTCTCCATCCTGCTACTTCCATTTCCCATTCATCATTAGCAGTAGCAACACTAGAATCTGAACTACCACCAAATCTTATTTCTATGCCATTAGCAATATGTTGATAATCTCCTGTAATCTTTTCAGCAGTTACGACTTGTCTGTTTTTTAAACTTTCTCCATCTTTAACCCAAACAGAATAAGTGGCAGTTCCAAGAACACCTCCACCTATAACCTTAATCTTTATTAAGTCCCAAGAGCCTGACCATCTTCCTCTTGTATCTACTGGTCTTATGCTTCCTGATGTATAAGTAACATCTCTTATAACTCCTTTTGATGAGTCCCCAGTTGTTTGCCATGATAGTGCAGCTCCTCCTTTGTTTAAAGCATCTATATTACCCATTGCATCTTCCATCATTGCTGTTGCAACTTCTGAAGTTGGGTCATGACTTCTTATAAGAAATACTGCTGCTAATAAAGCAGTTGTTCTTACTATTATATAATCATAATTACCTTCTTTATCTTTCAACTGTTCTTTAGGTAAGTTAGGATCTAATTTAGCATCTAAATATCTACTAGCATTTGCTGTCATCCTTGTTATTAATGTAGAAAAATCTTCTCCTGCTTCTACATTAGAATCATTTGGATTTGTAGTAGAATATAAAAGAGTATGATCTAAGTAAGAATCATAATACCAATTGTTAGCACTATTAACTTCAATCCATTCTATAACTGTCGTTTCATCAGCCCAAGCAGCTATATTACCAGAAGAACCTAATGCTCCTCTTAGAACTGTCATAGTATTAGAAGATGCATCTATTGATTGAATATATACATATTCATAATTAGAACTTCCTACACGAGCATATTGCCCTGCTTTTAAATCTGATTCAGAACCTACTGAAGGATCATCGTAAATTATATTATTATATGCTGTTGAAGAAGCTAATTGTGAAGCACTTAAAGCTCCATTGGTAGTAAAAGCCCAAGTTGCTCCACCTGTATTTGCTTGTGCTGCATTTGTTTCTTGACCATCTACAAATAGCTGTGTAACTAATCCTGTATTATATGCTACATAAACATTATTGCCTAAAGATGTCCATCCATAAATAGGTCTTTTATTGTCAAATGAATCTAATTGAGGAAATACATCCTTTAATTGTCTGTGTGTACAGTATGTTGGTGCTGTTGCCATTCTTCCTCCTATTTAACTAAAGGATAACCTTTAACTTTAATATTTATCATTGTGTCTAACAAGTTGTTAAGACTACGAACTGAAATGTCATCTATTGTATTTGCAGATCTTATACTTACTTTTCCTGTCATAACACTTCCATATCTAGCTGAAACTACAAACTCTGCATTAGGCTTTGATGTAAAATCAACTGCACCTGTTTCATAGTTTATAGTTCCTGTTCCTGCTCCCATAAAATTTCCTTCTCCATCGTCAAACATAAAAGCTGACTCATTGACCATAGATTCTGCTGTTTTAGCAGTAGGGATTGTATCATCAGGAAGTTTAGCAGCTACTGCTGTTGCTAGTTTTGCTACAGTAGGAAATCTTCCAACTCCCCAAACATCTGTGCTTGCTCCTGATGAATCACTTAGGGCTATGGAAGACGAAGAAAGACATTGACCTGAAGTAAATCTTACATCTCCATTAACTATACCCACAGTTACTTTCTTTTCAAATAAATTACCTGATGCATAATAAGCATCATTAAAAACTTGTTGTATTTTACTTAACACACCATTACGACCACCCCAATTGGTATTGTTAGCATCTACTGTGAATTGAACATCAAAATCTCCTGCTCCATCTACATTTATGTCAAACTGATATGTAGTTCCTGCTGTAAGACCTGTGTTAGTTCCAGGAGTTATTCCTGAAAGACCTAATTCTTGATAACCTGCATTGTAGAATTTAATTGAAACAGAGCTTGGCAATATACCTGAACCATGCAATGTGTTAGCTCTTCCATATCCAAAGAAATTCATTGCTTTAAATTTACCATCATTGTCTGTCTGAGGAACATCATAACCACCTGTTGCAGCAGTAAAATTATGATAAGCATTAAAGAAAGGAAGTCTAATCGCAGCATCATCTGCATGTGTATCTACAGCAGTAGAACCATGAGTGCCTCTAATAACAGTTAAGTTAGTGTTAGCAGCATCAGAGTCATCTCCTACAGCAGTAACTTCCATAATCTCATCATTAACTCGTATTAAATCCCCAACATGAAAAAAGTTTGTATCGTTGTCAGCTTCTAGAAATAAATTTGTGTTTGTTGCAGAACCTGTTATATCATCTCCTGTCCCATCATTAGAATCTACTGTTGAATCTATATACATATTAGAATTAGGTGCTGCCTGATCTAATTTAGTTCCATTATACATAGTGTCTGCATCTTGAGATACTATAACTCTTGACATGGGGAAGTTTACAGTTTCTCCTGCTCCAATTAAAAATTGTAAGTATTGTGCTGTTCCTTGAGTGCTTCCATCTGTCCAATAAGCTAATTTAATTAAAACTGATGCACCTGCACCACCTACATTTGAAATTTCTAAAGATTCTGGAGCAACTAAAACTCCTTTTGCTGCTGTTGCACTTGATGAATAAACAGATGTTACTGTGCTACCTATCTTGAGTGTTTGGTCAATCATTTCTGATGCCCCACGATTTCTAGTAGTCAAATTATTGTTATTTGCACTTTCAACAGGTAGGCTTATATTTGTTCCTGCTGGATTGCTGTAGTCTGCCATAAAACTTTCTCCTTTTTACCTTAAATGATATTTAACCATAACAGATACAGAGTAGTCACCTGTCACATCTGTTGTTAAAAATGTTGCTAAAATTACTTTATTACCTGCTACATCAGCACTATCTACTGTCCATGTGCTTTTATAGGCTTGTTCACTACCTGCATTAGTCACATCTGAATTATGTGCTAATAATGTCCCATCTGCTAAAGCTGATGTAGAACCTGAATTAAATGTATAAGACATAAGGTGCATACGAGTCGTAGCCCCTGTTGCATTGTCGCCACCTTCTAAAGAATATACTGCATCAATAGTTATATTATCAGGCACTAGCCACATGCAAGGCACTATTAATGAAGCATCTGTACCTGCACCATCTGCTGTTGCAAATGTTGTAGCAGGATCAGTTCCTGTTCCTAATACAAAATTATCTGCTAAAGCATCAGTTTGGTTATTACCTCCAAATGCTAACACATGATGCCTATTAACTATATAATTAGCTCCTATTCCTGATGATACACCAAAATATGCATATTGTGTATTGACAGTATGTTGCCCTGCTCCTGCTTTAACTAAATCATTAGTAGAATCTACAGTTAATAATGCATTTCCATCAGCATCACATATAACACTATTAGTGGTTGAGTCAGTTGATGGCTGTGCTTTAAAGTTTCTATCAGATAAATACAATGCACTTGTATCTCCATCTCCACATTTAATTTGCTTTATGTTAGAGTCAATACCAGTATTAGAATTGTCAGTATGAAGTATGTCTTTATAAACCTCACTTAATTTCTTATCTGTAAAACTAGCCATTATTTACCTTTATCTTTCTTCCCCTCTTCAGCTTTTTTCTTTTCAGCTTTTAAATATTCTATCGTACCCATGCATTTAATATAAGCAGTTTCAATGCCTTTTAATTGTTGCTCTAACTCTTCTATTTTTTTATCATAATCCATTTTTGCTCCCATTGTTATTTCTAAGTTCCATCATAAATTGTTGAAGGTAATGCTGTTGCTTTCATTATAAAAGGTTGATAAGCTAAACCATTAGCTGACCTATAACCATATTTTATAAGAACAGCAGTAGCATCACTAGACTTCAAGCCTAGATAGTATGTAATTGATGCTCCTTTTTGTAATCCTGAAACACACCACTTAAAAGTTATAATTTCATCATCTATCTCATCATCTGATTTAACACCACCATAATCATATTCGTATGTATTACCTACTGAATTATAAGTAGAGCTATCACTTAGCCCTGCAAATACAGTAACATCAGATGTGCTTGTTCTGTCAAAATATCCTGTAAATTCTATTTCTACATTACCACTAGGTGGTGCAGTAAAAGTAACTTTATGACCTGCATCTTCTACAGTAAAAGATGTTTCTAAATAATGTACTGCATAATCATCAATACAAGTATAACCTAAAATCTTTCCTGCATCTACTTCTGTTTGAACAGATGCCCCATCTACTGTTATAGCTGAGGCATCAATAGTTCCTCTTACCTTTAATTCACTATCAGAAAGCTCTAAAATACTGTTTTTATCGCCTATTTTAACAGGCTTGAGGTTTGTATCTATATTAGAATCATCTCCTAATTTTATAGGGTTTTTTCTTTTAGACTCAAATCTATCTGCTCGTATTTCAGTTCTTCTTGATGCCATTTTAGCCTTTTATTTTATCAACAATAGGCTTTAATACCATGTCCCAAACCAAATCATCTTTCTTAGATGGGCTTAGTTTAATACCTTTTTCCAAAACATATAAACCTAATAAAAACCATTCCCAGTTACTTGTTATAAATGATAACATTTATTTCTCCTTTTCTAGTTTTTTTAATCTTTTCTCTAATCCATCTATTGGAGGATGAGAGTATTTTTCTAGGATTGCTACATTTTTTTCCAGCTCTTCTATATACTTACCTTGTTTAGAAATAGTTTTTTGAACTTGTTTCATTTGTTTGTCAAGCTCATTGTCTTCCTCAACATACTTATTTATTTTATTTAAATCAAATTGTTTAAAGATTTGTTTTAACACAAGATCTAAAACTTTTTTAACTAAAATACCTTGTAGCATTTATTCTCCTATCATTCCAGTAGCATAAAATAACAATAAACCACCCAAAAATACAACCCAGAACCCTAACCAAAATGCTGTCATTTCCTGCAATTAGAACCTCCAATTAACTCCTGTAGAGATATACTCTTCATTTTTACCATAAAAACTTGCCTTTGTTCCTTCTAAAAACAGACCTATATTGTCTGTTAGACTCATACCAAACAACATTCCTATATCATACTGACTTTCTTTTCCTTTGTATGATTTATCTGTTAAACCATAAGATTGTGGAAACACATTAAGCCAAATATGTGAGTAGAATCTAGTTTCTCTTGAACCCATCAATATATCTAGCCCTATAACTTGATACAGCTCTGCTTGGTATTCTTTAATTTCATTATCTTCATTATATTGTGCAACTATATTTGGGAGATGATATTCGTAAAACTCTGCATCAGAATATGCAACTGCATTGGAGTCAGCATCTGTCCAAAAGAAATCAGCTTCCTCATAATACATTTCCCAATACCCTTCTTCTGTGATAGGATCAGTTTCAATAAATATGTAATAATTGTCAATCTCTCCATTCTGATTTAAATCTGTTACAGGCACTAAGTTATCTTCATAGCCATATTCATAAGCTAAATCCCACCAAAAACCTTCATAATCTTCTATTGCAGGATGACCATATACAGGGTGTCCCTTAACAGTTAGACCTGTTGTAAAGTCAATAAACCAAAAGTGTTTTCTATACCTAATATCTAACTCTGCAAATTCTAAATCTCTACTCTCTTTATTAACATACTTGCTTTTAACTACACAATTATCATTTGACCATTTAAGCCATACTTCAGTATCTTTGAACTCATTATTTCTATTTCTAACATCTGAATACTTAAATAGATATTCCCAACCATTTACTGCACCTATTACTGCTTTATCTGCTAATGATGATTCATTCCCTTTGTAAAATCTTGATCTTGATTGGTATGGGAATAATGCAATCTTTCTTAAACCTATAGTGTAATTATAATCATTTTTTAATACTTGATTGCCTTTTACATAGGGTGTGCCCATTGTGCCACTAAGATAAAGAGTCGAATAATCAAAGAAGCCACCAAAGACCAAACTGCAAGTCGTAACCACATAAGCAATATAATTTTTAAATCTTCCACCAAACATTACATTTATCTCCTTACCATTTTTTGCAAGACCAATATCTTGCTGTTGTTTTATCTTTAGCTGTTGCACATTTATGCCTAGCTCTAAAAGACTTTCTTCTAGCAGGGCTAGATTTTTTAATAGTCATGTTAGGATCACCAAACATAACCTTCTTTATCTTACTTCCACTTTTAACAAATACTTTAAATTTTTTACGACCATATCCTGGTTGTCCTTTTGTAATACGAGATGGCTTGTTCAATCTAACTGATTTACCTTGATACTTTGCCATTTCACTTCTTCTTTCTTTTATATTTCTTCATACTTTTTTTCTTTTTGGCAGGTCTTCCTTTTTTCTTGCCATAAGTTCCTTTTCCATAAGGCATATTAGAACCTTCCTTTCGAGCTTTTTTCTACTTTTGTTAATCTTTTCTCAAAACTATCTAGCTTTTCAGCTAAATCATCTAACTTATTTTTACAATCATCTATACCTGATAAATCAACTTCAGGTATATTGATTTTCTTATTTTTAAGTTTATTTAATTCTGTTTTAATATATGTTAAATCACTAGCAAGTGGAGATAAAGTAGTATTTAATGCTTTTAAATCTTTAAATGTTTCATCATACTCTTCTAACTTGTAAGATATAATTTTTAAATCACCCATAGATTTAATATTGTTTATTTCCTTAGTGTTATCTTCTACTTGTCCTGTAATTGTAAAGTAGACACCAACTGCTGAAACCAAGACAGCACCAATAGTAACTAAGAATTTTAAATCCATTTGGAATGCTGTTGATTCACCGATTTTATGAGCCATAGGTTCTTCCTCTTTTGTGTTTAAATTTACTTGCTGGTCATTCAAAGCCTCTGCAACTTCTTCTACTGTTACATGACCTTCTTCTACTAATACTTTACCAAGTGGAACTGATCTATTATAATTGATAGCCTCATCAGCCTGCTTACTTAAAGCTGCTGTGAGTTGTTTTTTATTTATATACCCTTTAAGTAATAATAAATCACCTATTTTCATCCTTCAATCAGTTCTCCCCATAAACTTGTTTTACCATTTATGATTTGTATTATATGAACAGTAAATAAACCATTCTTGAAAAAATCAACGATAGCAAAAGCATGTGACCAGTTTATTCTTCTATTATCAAGCCAAGCATTCTTTTCTCTTGACATATCTTTTAAACATCCTATACTCCAAGCTGACCTTGCTCCATCCATATGAGTAGCAGAATGTTGTTGTAGGTCGTGCCAATGCCCATACATTATATTACAGCCTAACTTCCTAAGATGATTTGCTGCATGATATTGACCACCATATTGATGTCCATGATAAAAGTATAGTTTTCCTATTTTAAGATGACTACCAAAAGGATAATAAGTATATCCTCTTTCATCTAACTTAACTGCATCTTTGAATAAATAGTTATCTACATAAGGATAACTACCTACAAACATATTAAGCCAATTATCGTGGTTACCTTCAGTTATATATTTTTCAGTACATCCTGCTTTATCTAAAGCCTCATCTACCTGATCCATACCTTTATTAACATCTCTAACATCTTTTTCTAAGGTAGGTAATATATATTCTAATGGTGGTTTTTTCTTTCTCTTCCACTTCCAATGCGAAAATGCTTCCCACTCCCCTATGTCACCAAGGTCTACATATATATCTGGTCTAACTATTTCTATAGTCTTGCAAAGTATATTTATAGACTTAACATCGTGTAGAGGAAAATGTTTATCAGGAGTTACGATTGCTCGTTTTACGACTCCTTTGTCCCTCAAAGCCATATATTTTCCTTGTATTTTTGATATTAATTTAGTATAAAGAGAGGAAATTTCCTAATTTGAAGCTACTGCTTTAACTTCATTACTAAGCTCTTTGGCACGATTTGGTGTTTGTTTTGCCCAAAGACTATCAAGCATCTCCACAGAGGCTTCTTCGTATTGCTCAGTTTCTAAGAAATATATTGTTTTTTTGAATTTAGAAAATCCATTAACTCCTAACTGATAACACATATCAACAACAACATCTTGTATTTCAGTTGGAGCATCATTTACCCAGGGAAATGTTTTTTTAATTCTTTCTACGAGAACTGCTAGGTTTCTAACAAGGATAAGCTCTGCTATATCTTCGTCTAAGTATAGATCTTTAATAGCAAAGCCATATCCGATTGTGTCATAACCTTCTGTGCATTTATATACAGTAGATTTAAAACCTTCATGTTTTTTAATCTTTTTTAACAAAGACATTTTATTTTAATCTTCAAACCCTAAATATATGTCTAAACTATCTGCTGCTGCTGTAGTAGAAGGATCACCTCTCCATACACCTGCAACATAAAGAGAGTCAGAAGTTACATGGGGTTGCATAACAAGACCTATGTTTGTTGTTGTAATAACTTGAGCAGTATTTAAATCACCTTCTGTTAAAGTCATTTGAACATTTCCACATATTTGAACAGCCTGTGCTTCTGCTGCTGTTATATCTACTGATGCACTCGAATGTCCTAACTTTTGAGCACCTGAAGGAGCACTTCCATCTGTTTGACCTACTGCAAATATAAGTTCTAATGGAGCACCTGAGTCATCTGCATCTAATATAGCCACACTTTGAAGCATTGTTGCTACACCTTTTTCAGAACAAGCATTTGGAATTTCTGTCCAATTAAAAGCTACATGATTATCGTCATTGTCGTCAGTAGCAATTGTAGGTGTAATCTTTACAACTCTTCTGAGATTTCTTTTTATCTCACTCATTATTCTTTCTCCTTCTTAGGCTTTTCTTTTTTAGGTTTATCAGCAGGTTTTGCTTTAGGCTCAATTATTTCCATGTCAAAGTTTTTATTCTTTTTCCATTGATCTACTCTTGCTTTTCCAGCCATGTATTGCACACCTGTTCTTTTGCCTGATGGAGCAAAAGCTCCTTTAAATTTTACTTTTATATCTTTCATTCATTCTCCAAGTTGTTATAAGGGGAGCAAAAACTCCCCTTATAATGTTAAGATAAACTACTCGCTTACTACCAAGCAGTTGTGCCTTCTTCAACAATCCCCCAAACTTTAGTTTGAGAAGCATCTTGAATTAAAGCAGATCCATAAATCATATCACCAACTAATTTGTGTGCGATATAATCAATATCATATTCAGATTGAACTTCAGGCTGTTTGCTGAAAGCATAACCTAAACCTGAATTATGAACTACGAATCCACCAAGAACATTTGCATTATTTAATGCACCATCATCAGAATCAACAGCATCATTATGATTTGTTGATGTGATGTTGTTAGAAAGCACTACATCCATACCCATAACTGAACCAACTAAGCCATTTTGAATATCGGCTGTGTTAGTTTTAGAAATATGAATAAAGTCATCTATTCTAAACAATGAAGCATATAGAGTTGGATTCAAAACTAATGTGCACTCATTAAGAGGGCAATCGTTTTCCATCACAACTTTTGATATATGTGCTAATGTTAAAGCATCGATAGTTTTTGCAACTGTGTTACCTGCTATGTTGATACACTCAGTTGTTAATGCTAAAGTAGCTTCTAATGAAGCATCGAAACCTAAAGCCATTTTATAACCGATTGAATCTGCATACATAGATAATAGATCAGAATTTGATTGCACCTTACCCATGTCATCTATCATTGCTGAAGCATAACTATGAGATGTTATATCCAATGCAATTTCATCTTCTGTTGCATTAGTATAGTTTACAGGAACATGAGGGTCTTTTGTTGCAATATTTGCGACATCAGCGACTGATGGAATATGAACTTTATCTCCACCAGCAGATACTAGACCTGAATAATCTGTTCCTAGATTTGCTAATACTAGATTTTTTTTGAATGAAGCTCTTACTGCTTGTGCCCATACCTCAGGTATAAATACAGCTAATTCTGTATCCGAAGCATATGAAGCAGCAGGGTTAGCTAGTCCTGTACTTGTTGCCATTTAAATCTCCTTTAAGATTTTTGCTTCTGAGGCTGTTTTTTGTACTGATTTAGAATAGTTGCCCAGTTTTGCTTTAGATTTTGCTTATCAGACCAATCTATAGGCTTTTCTGGAACAGCTTTTCTTGCATTACCTACAACTTCAGGAGCATTTGTTTTTGTGTTATTAATTTTACTCGTTACATACTCAAGAGTTTCTAAGTCTAATTTAGCCAAAGATCCTCTCTCATCTTCAGGATGGTTTTCTAATAAAGAATTTCTTTTTGCTTCCTCATATTTAGCCCACTTTTCAGAATTTGCTGTTAAACTTTCATTTTCAGAAGAAACTTTCTCATATAGAGTTTTGTATTCTTCCTTTTTTTTAAGTTTATCTTCTTCTGATTTAGCAAGTTTGCTTTCCAATTCAGCTAAACGATTTTGAGCATCCTGTTTTTTTTGCCTTTGGGATTTACTATAGGCTTGTTCTGCCTTTAACTTCTCAATCAAGGCTTCTTGAGTAGTTTCTTTAGCAGGACTTTCACTTACTGTTTCTGTCGTTGCTTGTGTTTTTTCTTCGGACATACTGCCCTCCTTTTTATATTAAAATAAATGAATTATGTATAATTTTGCATAATTCTAATAGATAACTTAAATTAATATTAGGTAAAAATGCAAATTTTTGGATAATTCACTTACAGATTATAAGAAAAAGTGGTTTAATTACATGGACTACAAACCACATCTAGGGCAAAATAAAATGCATTTTCCTACGAAAGATACAGCAAGGTTTTTTGTCATGGTTTGTGGGAGAAGGTTTGGTAAAACAACTGCATCTGCTATGGAGGCAACATTTTATGCCTCTCAACCCAATAAAAGGATATGGCTGGTTGGCTTATCTTATGATAAAGCAGACCTTATGTTCAGGGAGATATGGAAAACGATGGTAGTTGGGCATCCGAATGATATAAAGAGGGCTTCAGAGAAAGACAGATTTATTCATTTTAAATGGGACACAGTAGTTGAAGCTAAATCAGCAGATAATCCAGACTCTCTGGTTGGAGAGGGATTAGATCTGTTAATAATTGATGAGGCTGCCAAAGTTAAAAGTAAAATATGGGATATGTATTTATCTCCCACTTTGTCTGACCGAAAAGGGAAGGCTATTTTTATCACAACACCTGAAGGGTTTAATTGGATTTATGACTTGTATCTCCTTGGGCAAAGCGATGAATTATGGGAATCTCACCAAGCTCCCTCTTGGGATAACCATTATGCCTTCCCTGAAGGTAAACAAGACCAATTTCTTCTTGAAAGAAAAAGAAATATGGCTAAAGAAGTATATGAACAGGAATATGGTGCTGCATTTACTTCATTTGCTGGTAAAGTTTATCCAATAGAAAGAACATTAGATGTAGGCAACTATAAGTATAATCCAAACTTACCTACCTATTGTTCTATAGACTTTGGGTACAGAATGCCAGCAGTTGGTTGGTTTCAAGTATATAGAGTTGGTGGCTTTTATCATATAAACATGATTGATGAAATAATACACAAGACAAATGTCAAAACAGATGAGTTAGCCTTAAAAATTAAGGCAAAAAGGTATAATGTCGTTAAATATTTTGGTGACCCTGCTGGTATGCAGGCACAAGGGCAATCAGGACTAGGAGATATAGAAATTTTTAAGAAACATGGTATAAATGTTCACACTAAAAGAGATAAAGCCTCAAGAAGTATAGCATCAGGTATATCTCATGTAAGAGGTTTTATAGAAAATGCCCAAGGCGAAAGATTTTTTCATATAAATGAGAAATGTACAGGAATAATAACAGATTTAGAGAATTATCGTTATCCAGAAGTAAAAGAAGGAGCAGATTTAAAACCTGAGCCTGTAAAAGATGGTTTTCACGACCATGGTTGCGACATGATAAGATATTTTTTTATAAATAAGTTTCCAATTAAACAAAGAGAATTTAAAGTGAGGACAAGATGACAAACATGACAGTAGAAGAGATTATAAAGCAATCAGTATCTGATTCTAAACTAATGAACCAAAAAAATAGAAGAGAATGGGTTCGTAAAATGCTTGACTATTATGGAGGAAATGGAACACACAGCTATATAGAAAGTTATTTTGCTGCTGATGCTTTTAGAGAAATCCCCTGCTATAATGCAAACTTCACTAGAAGATTTATTAATAAAATGAGCAGAATCTACACAGTAGGTGCTAATCGTAATGTAAGTAACGAATATGATCTACTAACTATTAAAAAAGATGCTAGAATGAAGCATGTAGAAAGAATGACTCGTTTAATGGGAACTGTTGCTACACAAATTATATATAAAGAAGTAAATGGGATGCCATTTTTTGATTATAGACCTGTTTATTACTTTGATGTGCATTTAAAAGACCCATTTACACCTTCTGCTATCATGTATCCACTATTAATGCAACCTGAAGACATAAATAATACAGAAAAATGCGAATGGGCTTACTGGGATGAGTCAATTTATGTTCATTATGACGAAACAGGCAATATAATTCACGAATATGAGCATGGATATGGTGTTTTACCATTCTTATTTACTCATAGAGAGGAACAAATAGACGAATTTTTTGTAGATGGTGCTAATGACATCGTAGATTGTAATGAACAAGTGAATATTGCTATGACAGAGATGCAATTAGGGTTAAGATTCCAAATGTTTGGTCAGCCATTTATGACAGGAGTAGATTCTGATAAAAGAATCGAAAGAGCAGGCTCAGATCAAATAATTGACCTACCTGAAGGTGCAAGTTTTGGAATTGTGTCACCAGCAGGCAATATTGAATCAGTTATTGAGAATATTAAGTTCCAAGTGGACTTAGTAGCACAAAATAACCACTTATATGTTCAATTTGCACAAGATGGTGGCGAAACTCCATCAGGAATTGCACTAAAAATCAAAGATTTGGAAAGATTTGAAGATTATCAAGACGATATAGAGCTTTGGAGGATGTATGAGCATGAATTATACTATATTGAGAAAGAAATTGCTGCTTATAACAATATAAACCTTCCAGAAAAGCTAATGTTAGACTTTAACGAACCTGAATATCCAAAAACAGTACAAGATCAGATATTATTAGACGAACATAGACTAAAACATCATATGTTAGATGAAGTAGACCTATTAATGGAGTATAATAAAGACTTATCTAAGGCACAAGCTGAGAAAATAATAGAAAAAAACAGAAAAGCTATGGAAGATAAGCACTTACAAGCTATGGAAACAGGCGAATACGAGGAAACAGAAGATGCTAACTAAAATAGAAGCAAATTTTGATTTTTCTAAAGCACTTAAAGACTTAGATGAAACTATAGATGAAGCTATGGCTGAGGTTGGTGGTGAAAATGTAAAATCTATTAAACAAACCATAGACAGCCTTGGATATGGTCAATATCCTGCATTAACAAAGAAAAGAATAGAAAATAGAAAGCTAGGTATTGGTTTCCCAGATGGGACTAAAGCAACAGACAGATTTCCTGGGATTCCCCTAAAACAAACAGGCAATCTTTATAATAGTATTCAAGCTAAAAAAGATGGCATTCACATGACAAGCTATGGTATTACACATAATGATGGTCTTCCAGATAAAAGATTTAGAAAAAATGTTATGCCAGGCAGACCTTTTATAACGATAGGTATGTCAAGAACAGATTTAAGTAAAGTAGAAGACAATTTCACTGCAAAAATAAAGAAATTAATTAAAAAATGACAGACGAAGAATATAAAAGAATGTTAAAACTATATGCTAAGGTTGAGAAAATGATTAATAAATACATAGATCAACTATTAGAAGAAGAAAATATAGACATTCCAATTATGATACCACCAGAAATATATGATGAAATTTGTTATGAGATGGGTACTACTGAAATAGGACTAATGGGAATTAGTTAAGTTTTCTTTTTTATACTTTCTTCTTTTGTGCTTTCCTAAACCTACTACAGCCTTATACATATTCTTAATCTCATTCTTTTTGAATTTATAGCCCTTAGGTGCTTCTTTAGCACAAAACAATCTAAACCTTTTCCAATTTACTGTATGATACTTACCATTAATTTTCATTCTCAGCCTCTATAATTTTAGCTTCCCATTCTTGTCTTTGAGCAGGAGTAGGTCTTTTAGAAGTTAAAGGTTCAACTCCAACCTTCTTAGCTCTTTGCCTCCATTGATACCAAACCTTTTGTTTAGCATTCCTTTCAGCTTTCTTAATAGCCTCTTTGGTAGCAACCTGGTTTTTCTTATAAACCTTAGAAGCCTCTTGTGGCTTTCTTTCAGGAAGATGTTCAAAACTACCAACATCTATTATTTCACCTTCCTCTACTTCCTCAGCATCAGGCACAGCTTTTAAAAACTTCTCAAATGGAGAATCAACTGTTATATTTATATTCTTAACCAATTTACCACTATGTTCCAAAGCCAATCGAGCAGCAACCATATTACCACTAACAGCCTCACGAACCACAGCATCTAAGATATTAGGAAGCTCTAAACCAAACTTTAACATATACTTATCATACACAGCATCTATGAAATTAGGATCTTGCCTCCACTTATTTACAGACTCCACAGAAACACCCACTTTATTAGCGATTTCTTTATTTGTGAGGGTTGTATATGCACAATAGTCAATTGCGAGGGTTTTAGCAGGTTTTTTCTTTAATTCTGACACTTTACTCATATAATAATATAGCAAATCTTAAACTTATATTCAAACTTATCATGAATTTTTTTTTGAAACTTAATATCTACTATTTGTGAGCAATGGTATCTGAGGGGCGACTCGTTTCCCATACCCCCTACCCCCCAATTGAGACTGAGTCTCATTATCAATACCATCTAATTGAGATTGTGTCTCAGAATCATTCTCATTTGCTTATTGAGATTGAGTCTCATTATTGGAATTGTTACATAAAAAACCTTGCATATTAAAAATATTTGTAAGTTAAAAAAAAGCTTGTTTAATTGTTAAATATTGTTAGGATTTTAAACTAATCTTGTAAAATGTAGGATCAAGATTAACTAGTAATTAATGTAATTCCATGTAATTAATTTAAAATAATTTTTTTAATTTATCTTTTTTCTTGTTTAGAATTTGCAGGTAATGTAA